CCCGTTGCATTGGTCAGAGTAGCAGATGCTGGTGTACCCAAAGTTGGTGTTACAAGTGTGGGGCTGTTAGCAAACACCAGAGCACCACTACCAGTTTCATCTGTAACAGCAGCAGCCAAGTTAGAACTAGATGGTGTGCCTAAGAAAGTAGCGACACCTGTGCCGAGCGAGGTAATACCTGTACCACCATTAGCAACCGGAAGTGTACCTGTTACACCTGATGTAAGAGGCAAGCCTGTAGCATTCGTCAGTGTAGCAGAGGATGGTGTACCAAGTGCGGGTGTAACCAATGTAGGGCTATTAGCGAACACCAAAGCACCACTGCCAGTTTCGTCAGTAACAGCAGTAGCTAGGTTGGCGCTAGATGGCGTACCCAAGAAAGCAGCAACACCTGTACCAAACGAAGTGATGCCTGTGCCACCGTTAGCAACAGGCAGTGTACCAGTAACACCAGATGTCAGAGGAAGACCTGTAGCGTTTGTCAGTGTTGCAGATGAAGGAGTACCGAGAGCAGGAGTTACAAGAGTGGGACTGTTGGCAAACACCAAAGCACCAGTACCAGTTTCGTCTGAGATGACGCTTGCGAGTTCTGAAGAGCTTGTTGCTGCATGTACAGAAAGCTTGTCTGTAGTGACAACAAGGGTCTTTGATGCAGGTACAGTTGTACCGTTCAGTGTAGTAGAACCTGTAGAAGTCAGAGTAGTGACAGTGGCAGCGGCAGGTGTTGTAGCTCCAATGACAGTGTTGTCAATTGTACCTGCGTTAATGTCAGCAGTATCAGCAATCAAGCTATCAATGTTGGCTGTTCCATCAATGAACAGGTCTTTGAATTGCAACGAGCTAGTGCCGAGGTCAATGTCGTTGTTTGTGACGGGTACAATAGCACCGTCTTGAACACGAACTTGCTCCACAGAAGTACCGCCAACTTCAACGAACACACCATGACGGTTGTTCACTGTGTCTACAGCAACTTTGTTACGAGCATCGCTGTCAGCAATCAAAGGAACATAATGGCCCTCTGCTGCTGTACCATCGTGCTTGTGTCCATTAGCTTGATCGAACGCATCACGTAGTGCGTTGTATTCGTTATTGATTGGAGCAGCACGTACAACAGCGGTTGGTACAATGTCTGCCGAAGATTGTCTTACATAACCTGTCATGATGTTCCTTATCGTCTATCGTTCATGGAGTAGTTCATCACCAATCCCTGAACAGTGTGACTAGCGTTTGTATCATTTGTCACATATTTAAAAGCTATAGAGAAACCAGAGCCTTCAATATTTGTCTTCTCTACTGGTGATGGATTGCCATCAAAGATGGCGGCAGCATCGTATACAGCTTCGTTGTAATAGGCAGCAGCACCAGTTGTTGTCAAGCTGTAGTTGGCTGGATTGAAAACACCTTGTGTATCATCAAAATCATATGACACACTAAGTGCAATAGATGCTACACCTTCACTGCGCAAGAATGATGTAATGTTATAAAAGTTCTTACGCACTGTAGGATCGTCGAAGTAGTAATACGGTGTTTGATAAACAGACAATATTGGACTACCATCAAACGAAGATCCTGTTTCCTGACGATAGACTTTACCAGTGGAATCACCGTGAATAACAATCTCGTCTACACCAACATAACCGCTTGCAGCACAAGTTGCAGGAATACCAAACAACTGACTATATTCAAAACTAAAACCACCATCTCGTTGCCGCAAACCACCAATCAAACCAAAAGTTCCTTCAGTGGGAATAAAGAATCTAAACTGTGATTTTCTTCTAATTACAACGGAACTAACCAACTCAGGATCTAAGTCTTCAGCTACAAGTTCTCGCAAGATGGCATTAATCGTAAACTGAATTTGTTTAGAGATTGTCTCCAACTCAACGTCACCAATCTTATTAGTACCAGCTACTGGCCTGAAACCATCTGGTCCCAAGAACAATAGATTTCCCCCAAGTTCTACCACACTATCAGATGCTACACAGCCTAGATTAGTAGTGACTTCACTGACTACAAAGTCAGCAATGTTTGTACCCTGCAAAGCTTTAATTGCATTCTTACCAAAGATATACAAAGTATCACGGAATGGTTTGATCTGAACAATCTCAAAGCCTACGTTGATTACACCAGCACCGTTAGCTGGACTAAAATCTGCTTCGTTCAGTGGTGCGGAGAAGTATAGATTGAAAGGCTCAGATGATTCACCAGCCAAGAACATATGGTTCTTAAATGACGAAGCATACTTGGGCGCTGACGGGGCAAGGCTGTGAGTAATCTGTGTATAGGTTGTACCGTCATAGATTGCCGCAGGATTGATGCCATCAGTTATAATCATCTTAATGGAAAGCCAATTAAAACGAAGCATCCTCACCTTCTTCACACCCACCATAGTGACAGAGCCGGGGGTACTTACTGCGACCCAAGCAGATGTTGAGTTGTTCCAGCGATAGAAATAGTTTGTTCCAGCGGATGGTTTACGGCAAGCAAAGATGCCATCATTGATGTCTTCAGCAACAGCAACACCCAACACAGAACCTGTACCAGCCAACGTACCATAACTATTAGTATAGCCGCTAATACGACGATAGCCACCTGTTGTAGATGGCTCGTAGTTGATAAGCTGGGTTGCTGAGCCGGGAGTGTCTCGACCTTGAGACAACACATCCTTGTTGGTGTCTAGTCCACCAATGCAGGTGACGACATATCCATTAATGCGATCTGCCATTACATCACTCGCTGTGAAATATGAGTTGGCACAATCATTGTCGAGCGCATCAACAATGGTTCATCCATCAGAAGACGGCGCATGTTCTTAATACCTTGTTCAAACCTATCACGATGAATAGCAGCACTCTGTTCATTAGAACGATAGAGCATCATGTATGTCATAGCACCATCAATGACAACATTATCAAAGCGTGTAGGCACAATGCAAACATCAGTGTCTGCCACCATGTCTGCTGGAAATGCCCAATATTTATATTCAATGACATAGGCTTGATCAGCACGAGGTGTTACACCAAACTTACCATCTTGTGTCTGATAGATTGCTTGTGTAACACCGTAACCACCACTACCGTTCATGTCATCTTGTGGGCGGCGTTCGTCCAAGTATTGTGTGTATGACAGCACAGGCAAACGCTTAGGTTCGTTATTGGCTGTAGAAAGTTGTCGTAGATAGAACGACTCCCAATCAACGCTAGAGAAGCTGGCAGGAAAGTCGTAAACGGCTGTACCATCGGTGGCAAGTGTCTGAGTAGCCGTTACCAAAGCGAAGGGCCATTCCTGTGCAGAATGCATCAACTCTTTAACAGATGAATTGATGGCATTCTTTGCCAGCGATTGTATATTTCTAGCACCACTGAATTCGGTGGAGTCCATTGTGACCTCACCCATTCGTCGCAGCAATTCATTTGTTAAGGAGATGTATGTTGACATATTTTATAAGCAAGAAAGGGGTGAGCCTTTGACGACCCACCCCATAGGTTGACTAGCTATTAAGCCAGTTGGTCGCGGTCAACTTCGTCAGCCGATTGAGCAGCCTTAGAGCAGTCAATGACCACAGCCCAGACACGACCAGCGATGATGCCGGGAGAGCCAGAGATGGTAGTGACAACGTCGATGGTGTCAGCAGCAGCGATGAAGCCGGGAGTGACGCCAGCCTTGTTGGTGTTAGCAGCAGTGTTGTCAAAGTTCAAGTCGTTAGCAAACACAGTGGTGCCGTCAGTAACGTCCAAGGTGTAAGTAGTAACGTCAGGAACAGTGGTGTAGTTCTGGAAGCCAGCAGCCAACACAATTGTACCAGCGGGAACAGAGATGCCAACAGCAGTACCAGAAGAAGCAGCCAGAGACACATCCTTCTCAAGCAGGATTGCGCTTGGACGGGTAGATTGAGAGATAAACATTTTAAGATTCCTTTAAGAGTTGATTGATTAAAAACGGGGAAGCCTTGTGAGCCTCCCCTGTTTCATCAGGCCACGTTGTAACGTGCAACGACGATACCTTCAGGACGCAGGATTTTGCGACCATACAGGTGCATACCACGCACGATGTCAGCGAAGCTGTCGGGGTCACGATATGTCTCGGTCTTTGTCAACTGTTGAGCAGTTGCCACAGCAGAGTCATGACCACCAATGATCACACCGAAGTTGGTAGACTGAGCGCTAGTACCAGAAGTACCGGGGCCAGTACCGAGCTTAGGAGTGTTGTTCGACACATAGATGCGGAAGCCGTGCAGGTTCTTCAGGATCAGGCCGTTTTGCAGACCGGAACCACCGAAGTCACCATTCAACAGGCGGCTGTCT